CTCAACATGTTTTGAAAATCAGACTCATCTATGTCGTAAACAATCTCACCTTCTATCTTCTTCTTTGCAATCATCTCAAGATATGCATCCTGCTGGTCTTTATGAGATCTAGACAACATTATATAATTGTTTAAAGATTGACCTAATGCCTTAAGAGAATATATCCCTAATTCATGATCTTGTTCGGACATTCGAGATAACAAATTGGACATGTATTCCCTATTAGGTTGAATTTTTAATTCCTCTAAAAGTATATGAGGCATGATTCCTTCTCCTCTGCAATAGCTAGAGAATATTCTACTCTTACACCATGACAAATCCTTAGGTGTCAGTTGAGGAGACCAATCTCTGGATGTGAAAGTGTCACTAATTATTGTAACAAATTTTGTATCTCCTTGCATTATATCTTCTTCATAACACAATCTAATTGTACTCCCTGATATTTCAACATGCCAGTCTTTTTTTATCAAGGCTTCTAATTCAGGAAATTCTTGGTCTTTATTCGTCTCAACAGCAAAGCAATCCTGCACTGCTATCGGAGATACTATGAAGTGCCCCTTAGAATTGAGGTAATAATATGACTTGGATGGAATTGGGAATTCAGGGGGGGTTAAAGAGAGTTCTGTGCATAGTAATTTCAGGCGCTTGGAGAGACTCACAGAATCTTGCAAGTATTTTATATGAATCCTGACTAAAGTGCGCCCTTTGATCTCAAGCCTACAAGGGATGTCGCATACTGAGCCTACCCATAAGCCTTCTCCAGAATAAGAGACCTTACCTCTAGAATCCCATTGTCTATCTTGTCTCTTTACAAAGAATCCCATCACACCATTCTTTGCATAGGGGATATCTCTAATCACAGATGCTTTATCTTGGTTCATCAACCAGTCTGTAATGACTTTAATTCTTCTACTCCTCATAGGGCAATCCTTGAGAGTCATGCTGACCATGTTTGACTTTTGCAAGATTTGTTTAACAACTCTCTGCTTATGTTTTCGTGAGAAGAAAAAATTTGTTGCACACATCAACATGTGTCGTAATGTGAGAATGGACTGATCTACACTCATCTGTGAAGTTCTCACCTTGATCTGAGGCCAGTATATTCTAGTCAATGCAGATATTAGATCTGGATTTCTAACAGAAGTATCCTGCAAAGTTATCTTTCGTGTTTTCTTTGAGGC